ACGAAGTCAGAAATGTCAAAGTTGTCAGCGTAAAGGAGAAGTGATGGCTAAAGAAGGATACAAGCCCACCGCTGGTATGAAGGCGGCAGCTAAGAGAGCTATTCGTTGGAAAGAACAAGGAAAAGCAACAGGTGCTGGAACCGCAGTAGGCTGGACTCGTGCAGGGCAACTTGCACGTGGTGAGACATTAAGTTTGTCCACCGTTAAACGAATGTATTCCTTCTTTTCCAGACATGAAGTAGACAAAAAAGGTAAAGACTTTTTCAATACTTCTAACCCTTCGAATGGTCGAATTATGTGGGACGCATGGGGTGGAGATGCTGGTTTCTCTTGGTCTCGCAAGATTGTAGAGCGGGAAAAGAACATGAAGAAATCCTATACTCAAGATGAATTAATTGATGAAATTAAAGATATGCTTGACGATGTAGTTAATCCAGTAGATACAGTAATTGAAATTGACGATGATGAAGATATCAAGAAAGCCCTCCGTCCAGAAATTACAAAAGAACAACTTGGAATGGTAATTGAACACCTCATGGAAGCAATTGAGGAAATGATTGAAATGCCTGAAGAGGAAGAAGAAGGCGAGGAAATGGAAGGGGAAGAAATGGAAGCCCCAGAAAATCCTGCTCCTGTCGGAGATCCTATGAAGAATGAAGTAAATTGGCCAGTAGCAAAATCAAAAGATGAAGACGAATCCTCAGATTATGAATCAGATGATGAAGAAGAAGATAAGTGGGATAACATGACAAAAGCCTGCTGGACTGGATATAAGCAGGAAGGCATGAAAGAAAAGAATGGCCGTATGGTCCCAAATTGTGTTCCAGTTGATAAAGCATATGGTGTAAAAGAAGAAGAGTTAGATAAGGCAAAAGATAAATATAAAGAAGTTATAGATGATCGCAAAGGCGAGCCAGCAGATAAAGAACTTTATGCAAGAGTTGTCGCCGAAGCAAAAAGAAAATTCGATGTATACCCATCAGCATATGCAAATGGTTGGGTAGTCCAAGAGTATAAGCGCCGTGGTGGCAAATATACTGTAAAAAAGTCCATTTGGAATGGCACTTTTATTAAGTAAAGTATTGACACAGCCGCAGTAATTCCTGTATAATATATATATTGGGATGCTGCGGTTTAGTCTATAAAAGGAAAAATGTTAAACCTAAACTTACAAGGTGTTGAAATCTTTATAAAGAAATCGCAATCAGAAAAAATAAATACTTTCTGGGAAAATTACGATCTTTTAATATGGAATAAAAACATTAATGGATATACAAGCAAGAACGGCATGTTTCGGAAGAATACATGGGGGACGGCAGAAAGAATAGTCGTCAACAATAACGGTATATGGAAGCTCCCTACAAAATATGTCAAATATTTTAAATGATTTAGGTGTAGATACAGAAGATTTTGACTGGTGGCATCTAGCCGTATGTCGTGGAATGGATACAAATCTATTCTATGATAAATACGAAATGGATGTCAACATAGCAAAAAACATAGATGATGCATGCATGTCATGTCCAGTTATGAAAATGTGCTATCAGTCTGGAGTAGATAATTCAGAATATGGAGTTTGGGGTGGCGTTTATATGTCATCAGGAGAAATAGATAAGTCTAAGAATCTCCACAAAACTCCAGAAGTCTGGAAAAAATTAAGGAGTAAAGGTGTCATCTAATCATTTTTATGATAACAACCATTTTAAACATGGTATTAATCAATGGACTGGTGAGCCTAACAAACCTGTATTTTATAATGATGAAATGAAGAAAAAGATTAGAGAGATAAAGCAGCCTATGCTGCTTATGATGGATATTGCAATGTACCCAGAATTTCTAGCAATCAGATTATACGAAGATAATTTTTTACAATTCGATGGAAGCAAAAAAGAAGAAGTGATTTCTTATGTTGATAAAGTTAAAAAAGTAATTGAATCGTTTGGTGTAAGATGTGAGCTAGAGGGTGTTCCAAGTGCAAGAATATTATGAGATAATTAATATCGTGTATATACATGAAGAAAAAGTATATGGAACAGTTGATCAACTAGGAGCATTTGCTTCTTTGGTTAAATATAAAAAAGACGGAATTGAACAAGAAGTTTTGTTAGAAAATGACGAGTTCGCTATAGTAGACGAAATCGTATTCCATCACGTAGAGGAAGATAATGGATAAAATCCTATGCTACAGCTGTAATAAAAGCAAGCATAAGCTGAATGCAAAGAAATCTACTTTGCTGCCAATTAATTTGTTGATGTGTGAGTCATGCATCAATTCAAAACTTGAGCCACGATGGCTAATTATTTTGGCGGGAAGATCGAATGGCGCTGACCATGTTAGAGAATTTGTATTAAAAAAGCGTTATATAGGCAACGAAATATCCGCATCTGAACTATTAGTTTAGACCTATTTCAAGGTATAATTAGTCTATAATGGACTATACCTCAATTGTTTTAGCTATCGCCGCAGCCATACTTAGTGGTATGGGTACAGCTATTGTCGCAGGATATAGAGAAAATAAAAAAGAAAAGGTCAGGCAGGCGGAGAGAGAGCAAGACCATCTTAAATTAGAAATTAAAGACCTTAAAATATCCTTATATAAGCTTGAACGGGAACTGACAGAATGGAAGGATAAGTATTATAATGCCATCCAGGAATTAATTGGGGTTAAATCTGAGCTTGAAAATGCTTTAGTCCAATTAAATATAGTCGAATTAAGGGATCTGGACTCCGAATTTTAGAAATAGTACAATAGGGTATATGACCTGTATCGTAGCCCTATCTGCTGGAAACAAGGTATTCCTTGGAGGCGATTCTGCAGCATCAGATGAAAAGTCTGGCTTAATCTTACAAACAACTGATCCAAAGGTATTTAAGGTCGGACAGTTCGGTATAGGTTTTGTTGATAGTTTCAGGATGGGTCAGATCCTACAATACAATTGGACTCCGCCAATATATAAACCTACAGCAGGATTTAAAAACTTAGACAAGTTTATGCGTACTAAGTTTGTTGAATCAATTAAAGAAGCGTTTCAAGAACACGGTTATGGTAGATTTGGACAAAGCACAGAAGATGGTGATGAAGGCGGAATATTTATAATCGCAGTACAAAATACTGGGCGTATTTTCAGTATGGATGTAGATTACCATATAGCAGAAATTGATGTTGAATATATTGCAGAAGGAAGCGGACAACAAGTTGCACTTGGATCTTTGTTCTCAACATCTACAGTAAAAACCCCTCGCAAGCGTGTTAGAATGGCTCTTGAGGCAGCATCTAAGTTTATAATGAGCGTAAGGGGCCCCTTTACAATCATAGAGATATAGGAGTATAATTGTAGTATGAAGTGGCTGAATCGTTTAGCCGCCCTACTGTTCGGAATGATATCAGTAGGTTTAATTAGAGACTTCTTAGACAAACATACAGTTGTTATATTTGATAAAGAAGAAGACCAGGATGAAGAAATGGATGATATAGTAAATCTTAAACCAGAAAACTATGATAATGCCATGGATCTTCGTGGTGCTCCAACACATGTTTGTCCATGCGGCTGTAACATATTTAATGTAAAAGTAATTTTTAATGAAAATGAAATCGCCACATATTTCCTTGATATGGAATGTGCAAATTGTGGCAGTTTAGCTACTGCACCTACGCCAGTAGATCATATAGAAGGACTAGACAATTGAGAAAATCAGAAAGACTTAGACTTGCAGAATTAGAAATAGTTAGACTTAATTATGAAATAGAATATGTTAAAGCTATGCTATCTGCTCTAATTGAGGTGGGTGGATTAAAAGCCCCAGAGATGGATGCAGGCAAATGGTATTCATCAAAAAGACAACGCCCAGATATTCCTAACAACTAGTATTGACGATCTAGTTGTCATTTAGTAGAATAGGCAACATGAATAAAAAACTAATAACTGCCGTATTGGCAGCAGTACTTACTATCACAACAACAAATACGGTTGTAGCAAATTCACAACCTGCAACGGTGGCAATTCTTGATACGGCTTTGAATGCAAATTTACCAGTATTCAAGGATAGAATTGTTCATGAAGTGTGTATCTTAGAATGGAATTCTTGTGCTAATGGATCTAATTTTATGGAGGGTCCAGGAGCAGCATCTATGCCTCTTAACCAAATGTCACGCAATGGTTTCGATCACGGCACCAAAATGACCTCAGCATCTGTTCTTACAAACCCTAATATTAAAGTGGTTTTTGTAAGAATTATTGGGGCTACATCTACTGGAGTAAGACAAATATCTAATGAGGAAACCTTTGTTAAGGCACTTAATTGGGTAAATACAAATAGAAATAAATTTAATATTCAGGCAGTTGCTATTTCTCAGGGCCACCATAACCTACTTCCAGTAGTTAATTATTGCCCAAGCACACCGAATACTGTAAATGCAATTACATCTCTTGATTCTGCTGGAGTTCCTGTATTTATTGCTGCTGGAAATATGCGTGATCAAAAGCGTGTATCCTGGCCAGGATGCATTACTCAGGCTATCACAGTTTCAGCAACTTCTGCAGCAGATGGCATAGCTATTTATTCTAACTATGATTTAAATGTTACAGACATGTTTGCGCTAGGTAGAATGCGTTTAGTTAATTCAGACGGATATCTATTTAATGAAGACGGAACATCAGTATCTGCTCAAATTGCAGCATCAGTATATGTTGGATTAAAATCAAAATATCCTTCTTATACAAAACAACAGTTACTTGATTTAATTAAATCTAAGTCATATCCTGTAAAAAGTAAAACTATTTCAGGATATATTGTAAGCAAGGATGTTTTAAATGGCTAATAATGTCACCGTACTTGAGGGCATTATTGGAGATGTTGCTATTGCGTTATATCAGAAATGGTATAACGCAATGCCAGTAGAAGAAAAAAATGAACTGGCGGAAGAAGCATTGAAAAAGAATGCACAAGAAACTACTTTATTTATTATCCAAATGTTCATGGATAAATTTAATCAGGCAGCAGAAGAATTAAAAAATCAAGACTAGTATTGACTAGCCTTATATTATTTAGTAAGATAGGAACATGCAAACATTTTTACCAGAGGCGGACTTTGCCAAGACAGCTAAGCATCTAGATCGTAAGCGTCTTATCAAGCAAAGCGTAGAAAACCTACAAGTTCTAAAATCATTGGCTGGATATTATAATGAGTCTGGCGCATGGGTAAATCACCCAGCAGTAAAAATGTGGGAGGGCCATGAAGATTGGCTATTCCTATATAACGAGGCTATTGTCAAAGAGATAATTATGCGTGGCTATAAAAACAGCACACGAGATACTTTTGACCAAATATATCAAGATAACTTCTTAATGTTAGAGTCAGATGAGCCTTGGTGGCTAGGAGATGAACGTGTACATTACTCTCACAAGGGTAGATTATACGAAAAAGACCCAGACAAGTACTATTTCTATTCAGAGTTTGCGGACTACCGTGAACTAGGGTATACTTGTTGCGAATCGTGCAGTTACTATTGGCCAACTCATGTGGAGGATACAAATGAATCTAACTAATGAAACCTTTAGTAAAGCTTTAGATGAGAATAAAATTCTTATTGTAGATTTCTGGGCGGATTGGTGTGGGCCTTGCTTGAAGGTTGCACCTATACTAGATGAAATAGCAACAGAGTATAATATACAAATTGCTAAAGTTCATGTAGATGAAGAACAAGATTTGGCATATAAGTATGATATTTCCACTATACCAACACTATTGGTATTTGAAAATGGATTACCTGTCAAAAGAGTGGTTGGCGCACAGCCTAAACACAAACTCGTGAAAGAGTTTGAAGGATGGATTTAACATTTAGTGAATGGATGACATACGGGGTTGAAAAAGGTTGGTGCGGACCTCCTGTATGTTATACCCATGACGGACTACCAATGTCTGGGCAAGAGTTTACAGAGTTTGACGAAGGTCAAGATCCCTGTATGCATGTTGTCCGTATGTACGAAGACATTGAAATGAAAAAAGAAATAGAGAATAATCACTCTCCGTCACAATGGCGGAATTCGTACACAAATTAAGTTTCTGCCTCAGAAAGAGACAGAATGTATAAGGAGAAATAAAAAGAATGAAGTCATTCAAGAAAATCGCTCTAGCCTTGGTTGCAGCCATGACTATGGGTACCCTTGTCGCATCACCTGCAAGTGCTGCCCCAATGACAGTTGCTTTGGACGTTAACGGAACTGCAAACACAACTGCATCCGCAAGCGCCACACCTGCTCTATTGCCAGTACCTTCAGACAACGAAGTAAATGCTGCAGACGCTCTAAAGTTTGTTGCAACTGTTGATACAGGAACTGCTGTAACTGCTACATGCACAAACTGCACAATCGTATCAGCGCTTCACACATCAACTGCCCCAGTAAATGCATCATCAGGATCTGCATCTTTGACAATTGCAACTGGTACAGGAATCACTGCAACGTTTTTCGTATATACAAAAACGACAGCAATTGGTACCGTGGTTGTAAACAACCAAGGAACCACACTTACATATTATGTACAGGGACAAGTAGGAAAGATTAATACCCTTACTGTTGCTGCCCCTGCAAGCGGTGCTGCTGGAACTAAGCAGACAATTACCGTAACTGCTACAGATATCTTTGGAAACAAGGTCTCTGGAAAGTCTGTTACTGGTCGTGTTTTTGGTTCAGGTGGAACTCTTGAAACAACTACTGCTACAACTGGTGCTACCCTAGCAACATTTGGAGTCGCAGAATTCAAGGTAACTCTACCAACAGATTCAACACGCTCTCTTGTAGAGTTTTCGTTGACAACCGCAACAGATGGAGAATCTGCTAACGTTGCTGGATTGACAGCACGTACTCTCGCTCCATATGCAGAAATTGCAGTACGTGATCTTGCTGCTGAACTTGCAAAGGCTCAAGCAGATCTCGCTGCTGAAAAGACAGCCGCTGCTGCTGCTAAGTCCGCCGCAGATAAAGCTCTCGCTGATGCTGTAGCCAAGGCTGCTGCTGATGCCGCTGCTGCTAAGCTTGCCGCTGATGCCGCTGCTGCAACTGCCGCTGCAGAAATTGTTAAACTCAAGGCCGATGCCGTAACCGCTAAGGTTGCTGCTGATAAGGCTCTTGCAGATGCACAATCTGCTGCTGCTGCAGAACTTGCAAAGGTTAAGGCAGACAATGCTGCTGCTATCGCAGCCATGAAGAAGGCGTTCAATTCTCTCGCTAAGAAGTGGAATGCAAAGAACCCAACTGCTAAGGTTGCTCTCGTAAAGTAATCTAATTTAATATCGGGGCAGGACTTAGGTCTTGCCCCTTTATTTTATAAATGCTAGAATAATACAGTGGAAGAATACTTACAGGAAAAAGTCCGACGGGACGTCATAAAGGAAATAAGTAATCTTGAACTTCCAGACGAATGGAAGCCGCATCAAGTAATTGATTATATAATCAGAAAGATAAATAAAAAATAATGTGGAATAAATTAAAAAATTGGCTACTTCCGAAAGAGGAAGAGTTTAAATATAATGTATTGTTTCAGGAAGAATCTGAAAGAAAGGTGGAAGTCGTGAAGAAAGCAGCAGCAAAGAAGCCAGCAGCAAAGAAGAAGGCTCCTGCAAAGAAGTCTCCTGCAAAGAAGACTGTCAAGAAGTCAACACCAAAGAAGAAGTAAATGGGAAAACATCACGATAAAATAGCGGCATCGTTAGAGATCCGACGCAGGAATCATAAGGGTCCAGGCGGTAAAGTTCCAGGGTCTATGAATAAAAAGAAGACTGGATATAATCGTGTAAAGGCCAAAAAGTCATAGCAATGGAATATAAAGAGAAGTGCGAAATGAAGGGTTGCGAAAATGAGGCTACCCGAATTACTAGCACCGAAACTAAATATATAGTTATTTGCAATGATTGCTGGCACGAAATGTACAAAAACTAGGATAGCATGATACAGAAATTAGCGGATATGGTCTGGGGGGTAGTAGAAAAGCTCTACTCCCTGCCAGATGACATATTTGATTTCGAAGACGACGAAAATGCTATAATAGATGAATGAGCGGCTTTCTAGACCCGCTTAAATACAACCTATAGGAGAAATAAAATGGACGGAATTAATCTAACTGGTTTCAATCAGACAGGTGAGCAGTCAGGATCAAACAATCTTGATCTCAACCCAACAGGACAACAGCCAGCAGTAGCTTTCCCAGCGAAAGATGTATCAAACCAAGCAACAGCACAAGGTCCTAAGTAATATGTGCGTTGAATGTGGATGCGAAAACGTCGGTAGCCAAACAGGAATGACAAAGATTCCTGGAGGCATGCTAGATGTTACGAGAGATGGAGAAGCAGGTCTTACTTTAAACATGACTGCAACTCCAGAACAAAGAGAAAGATTCATTAATGAATAATAATGGAACAGGAATGGATACTCCTCCAAACAGCCAACCATCAGGAGCTGTAACTTCGCAAGAAGCAACGAGAAAGAATCCAAGTCAAGGTAGATTTAGATCTGGAATCCAAGATAAGAGAACTATGAAAATAGATCGTAACCGTCATGGAATTCGTAGAGAAACTACTGTAGGTCCAAGAAAAACAAAACCAAAAAAGGTATAAAGGATTCCCCCGCTAATGGTCTGTGACTGTGGTGGGGGAACTTATTATGTGCAGGGAATGCGGTAATTGCAGTAAAGAACACGATAAGACTATCGATGATTCTATTGATAATACAGAGGCAATAGGTTTATAATGGATTTGCAGGCGGCAGAAACAGCTCACAAAAGAGAAGATAAAGTTGAGGCAAAGAAAAATTGGGCATGTCCTTGTAATGGGTGTGCAAAGGCGGTAAAACAAGAACGTAAAAGAATTTTGGATGAGATCGAAAACATAGATTTATCTAAACTTAATGGTCTAGGAATGAAGATCCTAGTCAAAGAAATAATAAACGCAGGGGAAAAGAAGAAATGAGAAAGTATCTATTTAGATGTAAGACATGCGATACAGTTATGTCAATTGAAACAGAACTTGAAGATAGATATATCCATAAAGTACCGCCGTGCCCTTGCGGCAAATCAAGAATGCTTGACATGGCTACCCCAGAATATGCCTACGGATTTGATAAAGAATACAGATTTGTTGGAGAAATAAATCTAGGAATAGAAGAAGTAGAAAATCCAGATCATTGCCTATGTCTGGACTGCCAGGTATCTCGTGGCGGCCTGTAGACACGTCTACGAATACGTTTACGCAGATATCTGCCCTGACTGTGGGAAAGATACTCACGAGCCTGATAGGGCTCTCCACAGCCGTTTATTCAAGGAATACTACGAATCAGATGCACCCAAAGCTTACAAGTGCCCAGTCGAAGGTGGCACCATACGTGGCTGGTGGTCTATTTAACTATTGACCTATCCAAATATATATTATATACTACTCAATACGCTCAAAAGTGAAGCGGCAAGTGCGGCGAAAGAGAGAACATGTTCGATTATAAATCAGCGATGGAATCGGGCCATGCCTTCAACAAAATCGTCGCTATGCGACTAGAATCAGAAGGAATTTCGGCGGAAGTACCAGAGTTCTCATTTGCCCAATCAAAGGAAGAAATAAAAGAATATACCCTCAATGATAAGGATATTATCGTAGGAAATCAGGTAATTGAGGTCAAGAGTCGTAATTTAAACTTTAGCGATAACCCAGAATCATTTCCATATGACGATTTGATTATCGATACAGTTTCAGGATATGAGGCCAAAGATCCAAAGCCAATTGCCTATGTTATGGTTAGTCAGAATACAGGCGGAATGTTTGTATTTCCCACCGCATTTTCCAAGTCATGGCGGGTAGAGCGAAAATACGACAGATATCGCAAGCATGAGGATAACTTCTATTTAGCTCCAAAAGAATTGGCTAGGCCTTTTAGTCAACTAGTAAATAAATTAAAGGATACAAATGTCTAAGTGGATGTACTATGACTTTTTCGGACGAGAATGGCAGGGATTTTGCGCTTCCTGTCGTAAAGAGCTTTTTGCGCCCACTAGGGCAGATTTTATAACCAATCGGTTATATCATACAAGAAATGAATGTGGAGGCGGATACTAATGAGAAACTTTTTAGATAATTCGGTTGTAGAGCATAACTCTAAGCCACCCTTGCGATGGTTTGCAAATTGGGCGGGATCAAGGGCATCAGCAGCAGTTATGAGATCTGCATGGCTACATGAAGATGAGATAGAGGGCGGAATCAGACATTTCATAAATGAAAGAATATATATCTATCTATGGCCTATTTATCAGAGATACGGAACATTTTACAGGGTAGAGTGGGACATGTCTGGTCAAGACTGTAATGACTATGATGAGAATGGAGTTCCATACTGGGAGAAAACTGGGACAGTAGATCCAGACTATGTCCAGCCATGGAAATTTGTAGACCCATGGACAGGCGATGCATTTAGAATAATCAAGGGCGGGAAATGAAATACGCCATAGGAATACTCCTAGTTATATTCATTATCCTTAATTACTTTGCATGGCTTCAGCAATAATAGATCTATCTGATCCTAATGTTGTTCATATAATATATCCTGAAGGAAAAGCAGTCAACCAGGATATGATGGATCCAAATTTGGGCGGGAACTGGAGAAAACAATGAGATGTCATTACTGTAATAGACCATATAGGTATATATATGAACATCAAGATGAAATAGTTTTAGTCTGTAAATATCATTTAGCTGATTGCCTAGAATCGGATGAAATTGCATCAGAAGAGCTATAAGGGCTTATCAATCCCTTTCAGCCGATAGGATAAGATATCCTATTCCCCCCTCCTTTTTCTCCCTTTATAGGCCATTCTGGCAATTTTATAGTGGAGAATTGTGGAGTAAAGTGGAGCAAAGTGGTTATTGTTTAATAACGAAATGTTATTGTATTATATTA